TCTGTACTGGCGGTTTTACGCACATTGCAGATATCCTTCGTTTTTACGGTTCCCTTGCCGGAACCTGACTTGGAAGATACTTCCTTTACAAATTCGCTCTTTACATATCCGGTTTCTCCCTGGAATTTTACCTTGGTCCAGTCACCTTCCGTTCCAAGTTTCTTCAGTTCCACACCAATATCCACTTTTCCGAGGAGCTCACCATCCGTACTCGGGCTCTTTCTGACATTACAGATATCTTTTGTCTTGACCGTACCGGTAGATTTCTTGGAATCGCTCTTTTGGGTATCTTCCTTCTTTTCCGTAGACTCCGTTGTCTGGGTTTCCTCGGTCTTTTGAGTTTCTTCTTTCTTTTGAGTTTCTTCCTGTTTCTTTGTCTCTGTGGTCTGGGTTTCCTGCGTCTGGCTTTCCGTCTCTGTCGTCTGGGTTTCGGTATTGCTTACAATCGTTTCTCTCCATTTTGCCATGGCATTTCGAAGTGTTCCACCCACCATATTGGCAAGTTTTTCATCACTCTTTACAGCTTCATTATAGCTTGTCTGCACCTCTTTCTGCAGAGCAACCACTTCATCACTCTTCTCATATGCCAGAATCAGGGAATACAGATTTGCATCCAGATCCTGATCCAGGAAATTGAAATTGTATGCAGAGTATATGTTATTGATGATCAGATTTCCCTTTCCGTCTCTCTCCACATAGAAGAAATCCATTCCCGGTGCCGGAGTATCCACACCTTTGAATTTCAGATCATAGCATACAGATACCAGATAAGAATCATCGGTTGCCCCCTTTGTGGAATAACAGGTGATGTTCTGATAATCCTCATAATACTCAGAAAACGTCGTGATATAACTCTTTTCATTGTCACTGAGCGGCTGTGCAATCATCTCCAGCGAATCCGTATCTCCACCAGCATATGCCGCATAATAATTTTCCATCAGTGTCACAAGTTCCGCATCTGCATCTTTTTGTAGCTTACCGATTTCCTGATATTCTGTAGTCTGTGTCACTCCCTGTGTACCGTTTTGTGTCTCTTTCTGATCTTTCTGCGGACCGGTACACTTTACTAGAATCACAACAAGAATCACAAATAAAACAGCTGCGCAAAAATATCGTCTATATTTCACAAAAAAGTCTGTAAACTTTTTTAATTTTTCATTCTGCATATGAACCCTCCATAAAAATGCATCTTTCCATTTATGATACCACACCTCATACTATTCGTCCAGTAAAAAAGCGGTGCATGACGCACCGCTTTTCCTGTCGTTCCATGGGTAAGTTGTTTCCTTGCCACATAGCATAAACTGCACCCGGCGGGAATCGAACCCGATTAGGCTACCTAAAATGCGCTATTTTAGTGCGTTTCAAATCTCGAGTAATCAACGAGTAATCAAAAGTAATCAGCTAATTTTCCCTGCAAGTTGAATCACTTCGGCTTTCTTTGACATTGACGATACATCATATGTATAATTTTTCTCATTCACCTCTTCGGTGTGTCCCAGTAAAGCTGCAGCAACTGTTGCAGGTACTCCATTACACCTAAGATTCGAATTCAATGTTCTTCGTATCGCATGAATACTTTTTTCGTTCACAAACTCTTTTGTCTCTGTTTTTGTTCGGACGCATTGGGAAATCATCCTTGTGTGGATTCTCCCATCCTCATTGCAAAATACAAATTCGCCAAGAAATCCAAGCCGTTTTTCCTCTTCCATCGTCTTTCTAAGAATCTTTTCCATATCATCAGTTAGTGGAATGACTCTTACGAGATTATTCTTTGTGCCCGATATGTAAAATTCATGGTTTTTCCGGTTGTACTTTTCAGATCTTTGAATAGTGATTGTTCGATTCTGAAAATCAATATCTTTCCACATCAACCCGGCAAGCTCCCCGACTCTCATACCGGTAAACAAAGACAGCTCTACAGCATACGAAGCTATGTAAGATTTACAGTCTTTTGCAGTGCCGGACAACTTTTGCAGTAAAATTTTTCGTTCTTCTGCTGACAACGTTCGTTCTTCTGCTGTTTTAATCTTTGACTCTTTGCAACCTTTTCGGTATATTGGCACATCAATATACTTACATGGGTTATCGTCAACGACTTTATCCTTTATAGACTTTTCAAACACTGCATTCAGATAGCTGATCATCACTTTAAATGCTCTGTACGGTATATCTTTGCGTTCCAACAAACGATTTATGTATTCAGCAATCTTACCGTCCGTAATTTGCCGCAATGGCATATCTTCGATTTCATCACCTTTAAAAAATCTTCTATAATCAGATTCGTATTTTGCAACTGTATTATCAGACCGACCACATATTTTTTGACGTTCTACCCATATAAAGAACCTTTCCTTAAATGTATCTTTTTTATCAGATTCAATATAATCAATAATTACAGTCTCGAGATCTTCTTTATTCTTTTTCTTTATAAGTTTTCTTCCGGATTCCTTTGGAATATATGTTCTCCAATATCCGTCTTTCCCTTGCCATATATTGTATGGATGTTTACTTAAAATTTCCTTTCTCTTCTGCATATTCGCTTGTTCCTGCACAAGTGCTATGTTGATAATACCATTATCCAACGCATAATTCAACAACTCACGATCTGAAATTTTCTCCATTCACGATCACCCTCCGGAAATTAAAATTAAATCGCTCCGCTTCCGGCGGCTCTTTCGTATATTAAAAACTAATACTATCCTATCATTTGTATTTTACGCAACATTCGCCATCTTCCGGTCTGCCAAGATATCGTCACAGATGTAGTATTTCTCCGTAACCGCTGTGTTTGCGTGTCCTAGTCTGTGCGATACATATAAAATATCTTTCGTTCGTTGATACTCCCGGCTTGCAAATGTTTTTCGGTATACGTGCACCGTAGCCACATTCCGGCATCCGGCACGTGCTGCGATCTCTTTTGTGATTTCCTCTATCGTAGCTTTGCATAATGGCTTTCCTGTTTCCACATTCTGTCTGTTAAGGAATATATATCCTTCTGTCCTGCCATTTACATACTGTTCCAAGGCTACACGGCAATCCGGAGTCATAAAGCAAGTACGCCACTTGCTTGACTTTTCCCCGTAAATCTGGATTTCTCCGCGCTCAAAATTCAGATTTTCAATTTTCAGATTGCAGATTTCTCCGACACGCGGACCAGCGCTAAGCATAAGCTCCAGAAGTGCCTTTTCACGCAAAGTTTTCAGTGCGTTTTTACACTTAGACACCTCATAATCGGACAGCCGTTTCTTGCGCTTCTGCGGAATCTTGATCTTGTCGATGTCCCAGTAGATGTCCTTGTCGATATGGTGTTTCCGGTACGCCCACTTGACAAATGCGGATAAACATTTCTGAATATTTCCGGCGTATGACTTCGAGATCTTGTCCCGATACTGCCTTATGGCAATATAATCCATTACGTCCTGTCCGGTCATAACGGCATAATGAAGTCCGGTTTCATTAAAGAATTTCTTTAATGTGTACAGGTACATTTCAATCGTTTTCTCTTTCCTGCCGACTGCGATCAGATCAACGTGATATCGTCCAAGAATCCACTCATTGTCCCTTACATCCGTAGCCGGTAATGTTTCATCCGGCACCAGATGTAAACCTTTCATTCGATACGCAAGGGCCATCTTTAATCTCTCTGCCCCCTCGGCATCCAGATAACCAGCCATGTCGTATATTAAATTGTTTGTAAATTCTCCTTTTGTCATATAACCCCTCCAATTCCAGTCTTTACTATGATGTACATGAGTGCTATAATGACAATAGGTTGAGAGTCTTAGCACTCATGAGCCGGGCATTGCAGTGTCCGGCTCTTATTTTTTAAAGAAAAGTGGCTGCACGAACCGCACCGGCCAGTATAATCTTTTAACGGTTTCGGCATATTTAACCTCCTACGCAAACCGGAGCTGTCCTGTCTGTTCCTGCCGAATTTTCATATTCCCAGTGCGCTTTGCTACGCACAACTCTGGTAAATTTGCTTTTACCAGCGCGGCAGGAATTGGCGGACACACCGCATTGCCGCACCGCTTTACCTGTTCACTTCTCGGATATGTCTTTCCTGTATAATCATGGTCGATTATGTAATCATCCGGGAATCCCTGGCATCCATACAACTCTTTTGGTTCAAGCATCCGTAAACCTATATCTACAATTTGATAATTCGCACCCTCAATCTCCACCAGTCCAAATCTGTCCTGTGCTGTCACAGTGTCCAGAGGATCTTTTATATCCTGCCCAGTGCCTTGTCCGTAATATTTGATCAAAAATGCCCGAACTTCCCCGAAATGCCCCGGTGATGTAGTAATGGTATGTAATGGTTCTCTCATATCTTGCCCGGTGCCGCTCTTATAAAATTTACTTAAAAACGATGTAACCAATCCGTATCGGTTCGAACCATCCACAGTCATAATCGGATCTTTTATGGTCTGTCCCCTGACTTCTCCCTGTGCTGTCTCTGAATGGTACTGGATCAGTGTTGGGCTGATAAGGCATTGTTGATTACCTGTGGTAATCGTATGTATCGGGTCTTTGCAGTTTCCACCCGGATGATTCGTTGTATTGGTTCCCATATACGGTGCAAGCTTTGGCTCTACAATTCCGTACCCATGTTTTCCGGTGATTGTAGGCATCGGTTCCCGGATATCGTTCGGTCTGCGCTCGCCGCCGTGATTACACTGGATGATAAATGGTTCTGGATTGTCAAGGACGAACTTTTTTAATCCCCTTGCAATCCGATCCATTGTTTTCTTTGCAAGCGGCCGCACCGCCCGGATGCCGTACTTTTCTTTTATTTCTTCCGATGTGTCAAAAATGCTCGGACATGGCCTGCTGAAATCAATCTGTGTGTACGCTCCAACATATGGCTTTAACAGTCCAGCTTTTACTGCTTCGCTGTCTGCCTGTCCGTGCGTTGGCTCTGGCCATACAATCGGCTTGCCGTCACACCGGGCGATCATAAAGAATCGTTTACGCATGGTCGGTGCACCATAATCGGCGGCAATCAGCTCACGGAACTCCACTTTATAGCCAAGACCCCGAAGCTGTTGCACAAACCGCTCAAATGTCTTGCCTTGCTTTTCCTTAATCGGATGGTGCCGTCGGTTCAATGGTCCCCATGTTTTGAACTCTTCCACATTCTCCAGCATTATCACTCTTGGTCTTACAAGTCCAGCCCAGCGTAATGCTACCCATGCAAGACCACGGATATTCTTATCCTTTGGCTTTCCTCCTTTCGCCTTTGAAAAGTGCTTGCAGTCCGGCGAGAACCAGGCAAGTCCGACAGGATGCCCATTGCATGCCTTGACCGGATCAACCGCCCAAACGTTTTCGCAGTAATGTTTCGTATTAGGATGATTAGATTTGTGCATCCGGATAGCTTCCGGGTCATGGTTGATCGCAATATCCACACTATATCCGGTTGCCAATTCAATGCCAGTAGAAGCTCCACCTCCACCGGCGAAGTTGTCAACTATCAATTCTCCGTTAATCATGGCATCACCTCCGGGAAGTCCTCAAAATTCATTTGCAAATCAGCCTTGTAATTCATCCACACGGTTTCGATCCGCGGCTTTCCATGCTCCGCACAACTGGAAAACTGTCTTTTCTCCCAACTGGCAAGATAATCATTATACATTTCCGATTCATAGCCAGAAATCATGATCTTCGCTTTGCTCTGCAGTAATAGTTTCAATAATTCCTCATGATCTGCATCTGACATTTCATGCTTATACTGTTTTCCCGCTCTGGTACCAAGCAGATATGGTGGATCAATATACATAAAAACATTACTGCAATTAAATCTTTCAATTACTTCCATTGCCGGGCGATTCTCGATCTGCACCATTCGCAGACGTTCCGCAATGTCAATAATCCATTCCGGCAGTCGGTACCAGTTCCATAATGCATATGCTCTTTCCCTTCCCTGCACATCATTTTTCCATCCAACCTTATAACCATTGGTGCGAAATCCATGTCCTTGCCAGCACTGGATTAAAAATCGTAATGCTTTATAATACGGCTCGTCTGGCATCATCAGTTTCCATACATCCAACTTATATGTATCCTCATATTTCTCACGACTGAATGGTGTAGTCATTACCATTCTGGACAGACGTTCTGAATCTTCCTGTATGCACCGGAAAAGGTTTACGACATCATGATCCAAGTCGTTGATTGTCTCAATATCTGATACCGGTTTATTAAATAAAACCGCACCACTTCCAAAATATGGTTCAACATAGCTGTGATGTTCCGGTATCAGTTCCACTAACCGGGTTGCAATGTTCCATTTGCTTCCCGGATACTTCAATACTGTTCTCATATCTTTTCTGAAAGGAACCCGGCGCGCCTTTTATCCGGATAGGTTCCGGCTCCTTTCTTAATTCTCAATAAACTCGTCTATTGTCATTTGGTAATATGTCTTCTGTTTCCTATTCATTTCATTGCAAAATGCATGATATTCTCTTGTATATTCATAACTATCTTTAAATACATTACATACGGCTGTGTGCAAATTTGGCTCATGCTGTTTCAGCACTTCAAGTTCAAATTCAAGGTTTCGCCCACAAGGACAACCACAGCAACCGGTTCTCTTTAGCCCATATTCTGTATAGCATTTGCTATGTTCAATTCCGTAATGTTCCTCATAACATTTCTTGTCATCATTCGTGTACCAGAATAAAGGTCTGTATTCGTCTGCATTGCCCTCTTTTTGACTATAGCAATTCTTGTAAGACGCCGCCCTTGCTCCGCCCTCTGCTTTCCGTATGCCGGTAATCATCAGATCACACTTTATTCCGTGGGAAATATCTTTCTTTGCCTTTTCGCAACATTTATTCGATATTCGGAATGTTGGCGGGTTTGCAATCAAAAATTCCTTGAGCCATTTATTCCAACTGATATTATTTCTTTTGCCCGGTTTTAAATTGCACCACCACATTAAAGCTGATTTGCATTTCGGATATTCTGCATACAATTCCTCAAATGGTTTATCTTCCCACTTAAAATTATGTTTCTGCAATCTGCTTATAAACTCGCTTACGGTTTTGCTCAAGAACGGTTGTCCGTATGTCGTACAGGCTTTTGGGATCGTCATTCCGTGTTGCCATGCTTCGAATATTTCAATCTTTATTCCATATTTTTCTTCTAAGTATTTGATGTGTTCCTTTGTTGCTCCGTATTCCAGTCCGGTATTAAAGCATACATATCGGATTTTGTGGTAAATATCTACTTTAACACATATATCTACCATAATGTCGCTATCCGAACCACCGGAAACAGAACACACTATTGTTTCATAGTTTTTGTTATTAATGATGTTCCATGCCCGAATCAGATTGTCTCCGATTATTTGGTTCTTTGGAACATCAGAAAGCAATTCATCAAGAGAATGTGCTGGGTATTGGTTTCGAGTATTCCCAGAAACCAAACAGAATTACGCACTAGCATAACTCCCGACCTCTCGACTACGATTAGAACATTATGTGTTCCCCAAGTGCTTCGGTCTTAACAATCGCAAACTCTCTATCATGTGAAAATTATGTGAGTGCAGGCTCCATTCTGTTTTTCATCATTCTCTTGATATATCGCTTTTCAGCTTTTGTGTGTTGAATTTCTGATCTCAAAAATGCGATCTCATTCTTGTTTTTACAATCAATAGCATATTGCAGCAGACATTCATATTCTGCAATTGCATCGTTACAATCATCTATATCCTGTTGCGAATACTCTTTCGGTGGTTGGCATACAGAATCGAGAAATTGCAAGATGAAATTATCTCGTCTGTATGCCATATCTGTACTATTCGCCATATAATAATCACCCCTTTTACTGTTGCGCCAAATAACACATAATTCCACAATCCGGGAAAATCTCTGTGTTCATGTTACCTCTGTCCGGTTCAAGTTCATCCAGATATACCGGATTCCCTTTGCCGTCCTTAAGGATTGAATAACCAACTTCTCTTTCCAACTTCGCCCGACTTTCGAATACTTCCGGGAAATCTTTTCGAATACGATTCCAATATCCCATACCGCCCTTGACGCATCCGATACAGTTGTTGTTCGGATAGCCAAGGTCATACATCAAAGGTCGGGCAAAATCAAAAGTCCGTTCAAACAATCCATGTACCTCTTCTTTTGAGAGATTTTTATCAATGAGTGGAAATTCATGTGTAGCTTGCGGATTTGCTTCTATCGTCCTCTCTGCACGGTTCTTTTCCTTAAGGTCAAATCCCCAGACGTAAGTCAATTCACAATCCTTATGTCGTTCCTCCCACTCTTTTCTCACTCTCTTTTTGAGCCAGTTCGTGCAAGGTGCGAATCCGTTTGCCGGATTTCTAAATCCTCCAAATGTTCTTACGCAATCCTCTACACATCTGTACTCGCTTGATTGCAGTATCTGTATTTTCTTTCCGATTGCCTTTTCACAATCTTTGATGAATCTGATACTGTCCTCGTGTTGGTCTGCAATGTCAATGTAAATCCATTCATCAACATCGCCTGCAAGCCATCCCGCCATAAAACTTGATATACCTGCACTGATCCAACATACTTTTAGCTTTTTCTTTGCCATAACACCACGCTACAAATCCATGTATCGTGGATAGGGAACACTGGCTTCCCATGCCGACGGTCTGAAACTCACATAAGTCGAATACGCTATATGTGCGCTACTTCAAATTCCACCTTATCGAATCGCCAACGCTACTATTGTTCTCTTTATGTAATTTCTGGACACCCTTAAATTACAACCTCGGTTTACCGAGGATTCGTTATTCCTTTCTTTCTCCTAAAATTTTATCTAAACAGGCATTCCAACCAAATCTATACGACGCGACAGGCTTACCAGGCTGAGGGTACTTCCCACACACTTCCATCTTCTCCGGCAGTTCCCGAAGTGGACACCAATCCGGCTTCTCTCCGTCTGGCAAAAGTTTTCCTGTCGCACAGCACAGATATTCGTCGTCATTCTCTGTCTCATAGCACAATGCACATTTCTGGCATACCTGTTCCGGCATATCCATTACCAATACTGCTTTAGGCATTTTCATTCCCCCTTAATTCGTCAAGGCTTTCCTGCAATTCTTTGTAATAATTGATTTGGTCTGTGAAATGATTATCTAACGCATCAATCATTTCTTCTTTCGCATCTTCCAGAGATTCTGCCTGTAAAAAATCCATGTGCCCATCAATGACAGACTGCCATCCAATTTCTTCACCACAATATACAATGCTTCCTATGACGAGATCTCCGTAATAGGCAACTACATCAATTTGTTTCTTCCAGTCTTCCTGCTCTGGTTCGACTTCTTTCCATTCAAGTTCAGTCATACCTCACACTCCCTCCGGCTTTTCACACCGCTCAAATTCGATCACCCATACCCACGGGTTTGCATCCCAACCGTAACGATCAAGATCAGATTTCTTGATGGTTGAATCCCAAAGGTCATGAAACATACCTTTTACAAACTCGTCTCCGACGTATTTTAAAGGTTCTTCTTCAATTCCTTCTTTCACACACCCTTTTCCGTCAATATCCTGCAACTGCTCCACCCTCACATCCGTTACCTTTAACCAGATTCGTGCTGCTTCTTTAGGCATATGGATGGATGGGTGCCACTTAATCACATTTCCAAGATGGTCAATATTCTCCCCGTCTGCCTTATATACATATCCAAAGGACAATTCCGAATACGATTCTCTCACGTACAATATATCGCCCGGGCATATCGGACAGGTACGTTCTGCTATGCTTAACTTGTCTGTGTGCTCTTTGTCTGCATAATTATGTACTGCGTAGGTACGTTTTTCAGGATCGAAAAAATCCATATCTGGCACGGTACACTCGTTGGTATCTTTGCAAATTCGCCGTGTACACGTCTTTCTTCCGTCCAGAATCGCTCGAACCATTTCGACGTTGAATAAAATCGGTTTAATTGCCATCTATCCCACCACCTTTCACAATCTCGATTGCCTTTTCATAGGCTATAAGCATTCCTAATTCCTTTGGTTTATCATTTACAATATCATCAAGTACCCTATTTACTGGTACAAGGCTTTTCAGCTTTTCCAACTGTTCCACAACCTTGTCCGGGTCATAGGCGGTCGGCTGCGCATCTATCACGCTCGCCAATGTTGCCAAACTTACTCTCCTAAAATCATCATCAGATTTACTCGCACGCATGCAATATTCTTTTAGTGCATCTGCATCAATCAGTCCCATCGTTTTTTATCTCCTTTTTTCAAATAATCAAAAATCTCATGTCCAATCATTGCTACAACTGACAGAGCGCAAAAAAGATTGACTCCAAATTTTGTTAGAATATCTAACCTAATGGCTATAAGTATTAGTAGAAAGAAATTTATGTATGATTGAAAATTCATTCTTCATCACTCCAATCAAATTCAATTTCTTCTGCACTATCAACACCTAACTGCTCACACTTCGCTCTGGTAGATGTACCGCCGGAGTGGTTTGTGCCTAAAAGAAACAGTTCCTGTACAATGCGGAAGTATGATTTTCTAAAACAAAACCTCTCTTCCTCGTCAAGTTCCTCAATCGCATCATCTCCATGTTGCCATCTGTACCACTCTGCAAACTCATTAACCATTTCCTGCATAAGGCTGATACAGCATTCAAGAATATACTTTTCGTCGTGGCTTTCCAAATCTTTATCAATTTTCTGCTTCTCCACCGCCGCCCGGCATTCTTCAACAGTACTGATTGCACGGTACTGTTTTAATTCTTCCAACCACTCGACAAGCTGCCTATGATAACTACGGCAATCATTACAGTCTGCTCCGTCCTTGCAAATAATATCGCCCGGCTGTGAGTATTCGATTTCAGTTGTTATAGCTTCATCAATCGTCATTCCTCCACCTCCAACAATTCCGGATTGTCAATTGCGTTTCCAATGGCAACAATTTCATCTGGTCTGAATTCTCCTAAAGAAATACTTTCCGAGCTTCCAATCGCCCGTGCTTCCCAACAGAGTGAGTAATCGCACCATTCAATAACATATCTTTCATCATCGCACTGAAAAATATCTTTTTCATAGATCCCCATATACCCTGTGCATTGGCAGATTGTATCTGGTCTTACTTCATATGCAAATGGTGAGCCTGCATTGTTTATATACCATTTATTATCTTTGCAACGTAAAAATCCTATAGTCCAATATCCATTACCGGTTTTTGCCTTGAATAAATATCTATCTTCCATCATTTCTCCTTTCGTTCATCTTTTTCAGTTCTTCGCTGATATCTTTTAGGTCGCAATCAATATTAACCAGCCGACCCCATATAAATAAGGTTGATAATGCAAGCAAAACTCCCATTTTTTACCCCACCTTCTTTCCTGTAACAATGTCCCAATGCTCATCCTCGATAAATGTCTGCCGGATGATCGCATCGGACAGATAGTGTTCTTTGCTCTTTGGCTGTTTTCTCCAATAGGAATCAATGTAATAGGCAACCCACTTCATGAACTCCTCGATCTTGGCATTCGAGAATCGATATGACTCTTTCAATGTCGGGATTGTCAGATACATCGTTGATGCCAGTGCACTCTCGATGTTCCGATCTGCACCAAGCACTGCTCATCCTTTCTGGATGTCCGCCATGTAAAGCTTCTGTGGCATCGGAATCGACTTCATCCACTTGATCACATCAATTTTCTTTTTCGTGCAATACTGCATCATGCTTTCGTTGGTGACTTCTTCGTTATCATCGTCCTGCCATGCAACACGCTTGTTTACTATTTTGGTGTAATAGTTCGTGATCTGCTTAAATGTCAGATCAAATTTGTCATACAGTGCAAGGGCAAATATAAATCCCATATGGTTCGCAATATTATCCCCAAGGCGTGCCTTTGCAAGTTCCTTTCTGTATACGCTCATCGGTATCAGTTGCTCCCTTTGTGTTACTCCGTGCATTACTTCTCCTTTCTGGTATCTCGCCACTTTCTCATTACCCATCCAAAAGCTTTTGCAGCATATCTTCCTGGTGCTGCTCTGCGATATGATCCCGGACCGATTCTTCTGGGAATGCGATCTGATATGCCCGCTCTTTGATCCGGTTTGTGATCCGGTCGTCGTACTGTAAAGTCTCCAAGGACTCATTGCTGGTAAAAATCGTCACGCGCTTGTTGATATACCTTTCATTGATGATCTGGTACAGCTTGTCGTTGATCCATGCAGCCGGTGCTTCTACTCCGAAATCATCGATAATCAGCACATCCGCCGTACTAAGCGCACCCAGTAACCGGCTCTCACTGTACTCCGCATCCCGCCGCCATGTATTCTTGATTTCCTGCAGGATGGTCAGTGATACCGCAAATTTGACCGCGTAGCTTTTCATCAGCTCGTTTGCAATCCCGGCCGCAATCCTTGTTTTCCCACTGCCCTTTGTCCGGGACCAGATAAACAGTCCCATCCCCTGCTCCCTCTGGTTCTCAAAATCTCCAAGGTACGCTTTTATGATCCGGCAGGCATCTGCCACTTTCTTTTTGCTGTCTGGCTCCCGGTACACATCCATCCGAAATGTTTTCAGTTCCATTTCCCGGAATGCTTCCGGGATATCCGCAAACCGCAGCCGCCGCAACATGATTGCACGCTCCCGGCACTTACACGGTGTTGCTGTTTCAATGCCGTTCTTTTCCGTTAAAATCCACTCGCTGCCGTGGCAGACCGGGCAAACATCAGAATCCTTCGAACTCTCCGGAGATTCCGCGTTCTGCGAGCAATTCGTTGAGCGACTTCTCATGCGTTCCAGCATCTCGTTTATCATTTTTTTCGTCTGTTGATCCATCATCCGCTCCTTTCACGTAAGCCATAAACAGGTTTTCTTTCAAAAAGTTTTCGGGGTTCTTGATGTACCGAACCGGTGTCTTTTTCTTCCGGCAGGCAACTGCATAATTTCTTGCCGCGGTGATCAGATCCTCTTCCGGCACCCCAGCGGCTACCGCATTGCAGTATTCCGTCTCTACCAGATATCCGGTACAGGCTTTCGGGTAGGCTGCAACAAAATCTGCAAACCGTTCCACTGGGGAACTTTCTTTTGTATTTTCTTTCTCTATATCTGTATCTATCTCTATATCTTTCTCTATCTCTACATTGCATTTTTGTTGCAAATTGTTGCACACTGTTGCCCCACTGTTGCATTGCAACGATTTTTGTGCATTTTCCCTAGATTTCCGACTTCTACGAGTGCTTGCCGTCTCGCTTCCTAAGTTATCTTGCACAAAAGGCATAAGATACTCTATATTGTCGGCTGTCTGGATCAATCCGCAGGAAAGAAGATACCGAATCGTAACTTGAACGTTGATTTCATCCTCATCAATATCAAGGGCAATCTCTTTGTAAAATTCATCTTCAAGACCAGAGTATTCCAAATAGCCGCCTTTTTTCAGAGACAATAGCTGCATTTTGAGATAGATAATCGTATATGTATCGCCACCGGCCATCTTTCGGAGTTTCTTGATTCGTTTACTATCAAAAAAATCATCCATCAGCTTAAGCCAGTAATATCGCTTATTCTCTGCCATTCGAACCACCCTCTCCATGAAGCAAATCCATAAATTTTTCATACTGTTTCTGTGATACTGAATTATTGGCTTTATCCGGCTTCAAGCGGATTTCAAGGTGCTTTTCAGCGATATGCGATAATTCCTTGGCAAGGCTCTTTTTTCCCTGCTTAATGCCGTCATAGTAGCCTTTTGCAGGTTTAAATTCGTTTATCTTTTCTTTTCCTGTACCTTGACCGCCAGCCGTTTTGTTGTAACGGCATTGATAACCTTTCTTTGTATATTCCAAAATCCAATATTGTTCCATTTCATCAAGTTTCTCTCTCGGATAATGGATAAAATTCAATTTCCACCCATACGGATTTTCTTCACTATAAAATCCTCTTTTTTTAATCGAAAGATCTATGTGCTGAAAACCGGATAAATGTGAAATATTTCTCTCTAAGCAGTCAACGCTCTGTCCAATATAAAAGTAAGATATACCGTTTTCATCAGTCCTCGTGTAGAAATAAATTCCGCTCTGATTTTTCATTTCCGGACAAATGCTTAATATCCGTTTCTCGTTGTTCTTTTTTATTGCATATAGCTGCTTATAATTTACATTCGGCATTTTCTTCTACCTCTCAATGGCGTTGTTAATATCTCTTCGATAGTCCAACCCATATCCTTTCTATGTAATAAGCAATGTGCATTTATACCTACTATTTCAGCCCACTCAACAACCCTATGGGTTTGTCCGTTGTGCTCCCAAACAGGCGAACCCGATAAATCTTTACATTTTTTACTGCAATAAACCGCGTCATTGTAATGACCACCTCTTTTGGCGTTAAATGATTTATTGCAAATAGGACATATTTTCATATAGTCTTTTGTGTTTGGATGCTCTCTGCAATAAAGAATCCTTCCGCAGCGATTGCTACATGTTTTTTGCCCATTTCTCTTCTTTTTCACAAATTGCTTTCCGCAAACAGGACATTTTAAAAATTTTTCCTCTATAGGAATGCTATTTCTTTTGTTTTTAGCTTGTTCTGCATTTGTTACAAACCTGCAATTACTAGGCTCGTAATTCCCATTAACATCAATTCTGTCAATAGTTAAAATATTCAATCCCTTATCAGTCTTTTCCTCTTTATACCCGTTTGCGATCGCCCAATCGTGGAAGCTTAGAAAATCATTCTTCCATTCATCACACATTACAATCCCTCTTCCACCGTAATTTTTATAGTCGCGAGAAGTTTTGCAATAGCAACGATATTTAATACTTTTCCACAGAGGGTACAATCTACCGCATTTATTTGATAATCCGTGTTTATATCCCATCCAATCACTTCCTCTCCAATGACTTCATGCTCATTTGAGCCACGAACTTTCCGTAACTCATCCCTGCGGCACGCGCCATGTGGTTCACAGCCTTGATTACATCATTCTTTTTCTTTGGTTTTTCCGTGCACTCTTTAATGGCGTCGCTCATACAATCCTGGCAATCTACCTTGTGTTCATCTATGGTCATAAAAATTCTGCCACATTTCGGGCATATTCTGGTATACACGATTTTCCCACGCTTTTTAAAATTTTTAAACTGTCCGAATCTGCTCGCGCATTTTGGTCTGCAGTATTTTTGATCTGGTCGCTTCGGCTCAAAATCAGACCCGCAATATTTGCATATTTTCAAAGTTTCATCCCCCTTTCTAAAGGTTGGCGGCATATAGGGGATATACCGCCAAAACACGGCTTTCAATAATTTGTGATAACTACTCGCCGAACAAAGGTTTCTTTTAGGCTTTCGCCTTGGTGTTACAACCAATCAGAACGGGCAAAGGTTCATATCAACTTCCAACCCTTTTTCCGCTACATAAACATCTGCTCCATATTTAATTGTTTCTTCTGTCTTTTGTTTGAATAGTGCGGGATCTCCGCTTTTATCTGATAAGTGTATTAGAACGACATTTCTCAATGCCGGGTTATCGTTAGTAGAAATAAATTTAAGTGCCGTATCAAGGCTCATGTGACCTCGTAGGCGGTGTTCGTAGTTCGGCTCATCCCTGTCAACGAACTGCATATCATAGTTGGTTTCCACCAACAAGTGAGTGGTTTTAGAGAACCTCCACCGGACATATTCCGTGTCTGATGCATAAACAAGTCTCCCGATTTCCGTGTGCCAGATCCAAAATCCATAGCATTCTACATCGTGTACTAATGAAAAAGGGAATACCTTAAACTTTCCATACTGGCGTATCATATAGTAATCCTCATAAGGCTGAAATACTGGGATTCCAGCTTTTTTATACTCTGGTATGTACTTTGCATGATCCCCATGAGTATGACTGACAAGAACCGCCTTAATTTTCATCACATTGAAATCCAACGCTTTCTTGACTTCCATGAATGGTAACCCGGCTTCGATTATCAATGCTTCGTTGTCATTCTCCAGAATGTAGCAGTTACCGGATGAACCGGAACCTAAAACTTTTAATTCCATAGGCTACTCCAATTCTTCCTCTGTCGGAAACTGAAAATATCCATTCAGATTGTTAAATTCTACCCGATCACAAGAATCTTTTACGATTACAGTTCCAAAACCGCCTTTCATTACGGTCTTTATTGTTTCATTGAAATCCACTGGAATATCTGCATTTGTGATAAACTTGCCAGCATACGCAACTCTAAGCATTTCCATGGCTTTCTTCGCCTTTTCTTCGGAACTGTATTGAGCCATTATTGAAGCTTCATTGTCTCCGATTGTCTGCATCCGGACAAAAGCTTTGTCTCTCACCCCTCTCGTATCAATAAAAACGACACTATTTTCGTACGGAACATCAATCGCCCCGTCCTGTGATATAACTCTCATGGCAACCTCCTACTTAATCTCAACATCTGGAATAAGCCGATCCGGATAAAACACTAATTCATAATGATACTTGTCCGTAGATTTCGGTTCTACCTGTTCCATCACATAGCACGTCCAATCGTTCAAATAGATGTAGTCCTTGCAATACTGGTCTTCTCCGGTCTTAAATGTAACCACAAGCTCGTTGGAAGAATTGTTGCTAAGAGACATATACCCCTCTGCCTGCATCATTATCGTGTCCGTTCTGGCGTTGGTAACTGTGATTCTGCGATAAACATTGAATTCATTTGCTTCTTTATTGAGATTGTGATTTACTGTATCTGCCGTGCTACAGCCGCACACGCCCATTGCCATAACTACCATAAGCAGCGCAATTAAGATAACCTTTGAAATTCTTTTCATCGTCTTTTCCCTCCTAATCTTTCATGAAATCCGGCAAATCTGCATCTCCGCAAATCTCGACATTTGGTTTTTCCGGTTCAACAACTTCCGCTTCGACTGTTGCACCGACAGCTCTCTCAACACCATCTTTCACGGATTCCTTTGCTTCTGCATCTGCAACAATGAAGTCCTCTGAATTGGCATTTTCGGCAATCTCTTCCTGCGTCTGCTGATATGTTTCATCCATCTGTATAAGTGACTGTGTAGCCATAGCGTTAAGGTCTTTCGGGTGTTTCTTGATTGCATTATTACGCATCTTACGGACAATCATAGCTTCGGAAGTTTCTCTCCACGCCGCGCTCATATAAGGTCTTGCCACTTCACAAGCAAGCATTTCTTCCAATGTCTTGCATCCGAGAAGTGCACTGATAATCTCGTCCTTTTTAGCCTTAATTTCAGCCTTTTGCTTGTCGGTTGCCTTGCGCTTATTCTCGCAAATTCCAAACGTTTCATTCAAAAGATTGTTGCGCACATGAGCCAAAAGGTTTCCTTTCACGCCTTCACGTTCCGCAATCATGTATTCAATCTTTCCACCGTCCATCTCGACTGGATAAACTACACGGATTACTTTCTGCGACAATCCTTTTTCTTCCCATTCCGGTGGTGTAATCTCAACGCCTTTATGTTTCGGGTATGTAAATTCATCTCCTTCTTTCACAAGCCATACCGGATAGACTTTTTTAACGCCAACGCCGAAGTTGCGAAGAAGTGCATCGTTTCCGTCTCCCTCGATTCCCATCTCAACCTCTTTATACCAATTTCCATTGGCATCCTGCTTATTTCTTAACTGGAAATAACACTCTCTCGGTACTGCATTTGCATTAAGTTTAAGGCTGGAAACCTGCCCGATAACCTGCCGCAAATTAGAACCATTCAGATTTTCCATAGCTGCCTTATTTGATGTAACAAGGTTGTAAATCGCACTCATTGATGCCATAACGCACTGTTTTGAATAATCATCAAATACAAGACCATGTTCCTCGAAATCTCGCTCCATAAGTCCGGTGTACTGGTTTGCGTAGAACGAAAGCCTTGTATTCATTTCCTGCTTAACTGCTACTTCCTGTTTCTTTGCTTCTGCCATAATTATTTATTCCTCGCTTTCTCCGGCATCTACCGGCTCTTCATACTTTTTCACAACCGCCACCTTATCAGCACCGTAGGTCTCCACCCACTTCATATCCACGATTTCATCTGTAACTGCCAGCTTTGCACCCTTAGCATTTACAACCGTGTCACCGGCTTTTACGGAATCCTCGGTGCGGTATGTATAACTTCTGGTGCTGTTTGGAAATTTTGCTTTGATATACTGCATCGTAACCCTCCTTTTTTAATGTCCCTTTGACAAATTCTCAACAATCCGCAAAAGTCGTTCGTTTGTTTCTGTGGCTTTTCTAAGCTCTCCTTCAAGGCAATATTTATTACTCTCAAGTTCGTCTACCTTTGTTCGCAAATCCGAGTTTTCAGCCTTCAACTTTTCAATATCATCCATGTACACGACCTCTCTTTCCTTTATTTCTCGCGTCTTTCTCGCAATACGGAAGAGAACAATGTCCGTCTGAAAAATCCATAAAGTTTTTCTTTTTCGCACCCTTCCAACGCTTGCATGACATGCACCGTGCATCTGGCTGTGTGACGTTGTTCCCGATTCCTACTCTTGACATTTACACACACTCCACTTTCAACTGCTTGTCCTCTGATACGGTCAGAAGAATTAACTGCGTATCAACAGCCGGTACATATTCGTCATTGATACTTTCTGCACCATCAAGGAAAATCGGAACATACATATTAAAGAACTTCTGAAAACTGTTGCAAATATCAATCTTCGCTTCAATTTCCCTGCCGGTGTTTGTCGTATCTCCGAATACCTTATAAATGCCGGTTTCTTCATCAAGTACCGTAGGAATACAAACTTCCTTATATTCTCCATTCTTCTGGAAATCGAACAACTTCCAACGCACAATACCGAAATGCTGATTGATTTCCTCAACAAGCAACTCATTCTTTCGCTTTGAAACTTCTTTGAGCTGATAAAGAATTTTCTCGGCATCTGCCTTTGCTTGTCCATACTCGCGCTGTTTCTGTTGCATATCCGCAATCTGTTCATCAATGCGAACATTGTTTTCAGCCTGCGCGATAATCTTATTTACTTCATCAAGTTGTGACTGCAAATCGGCTTTTTCTTCCTCGAACTGGAACATTAGCTCGTCATGGTCAAGAGAATCAGTTTTGGCAAGTTCCGCAAGAACCTTGTTATGTTCGGCTTTCAGCTTCACATACTCGGCATTCTGCGAATAATCAGCTTCTTCCGGAAGTTCTAATAACTGCTTGGAAAGTTCCTCTTTCTGCGCAAGTGTTTCCTGCTCCTGCTTTTTTAGGGATTCAATAGACTGCTGCAACTCGACATTCTCTTTGGTTTTGCACTCAATTATTGACTTGCATCCGTTTCCATCCTTAATCAAACCATTAAGCGTATCTTTCTTCCTAATATTGAAATCATCGTAAGCATTGTCGTGCTGTCTTTTTAAAAGTTCCCTGGCATTCGATTTTTTCTGCTCAAAATCATCCTCTAACTGCTTAATCTTATCTAACGGCAACTTCTGACCGCATAAAGAGCAAACAGTCGTATTAGAATCGTCAAATACCCACTTGGATTCGTCAAACCGATAAGGTGTTTCATCAAATGCCTTGGCTATCTCGGAATTGTATTTCTCGCCTAAGCTCTTGCGTTCAGCATCGGCATCAGAGATAACCTTTTCATTTAATTTAATCTGATTTTCTGCAATCTTAATCTGATTGCTCAAATCATCAACCTTTTTTCCTGCATCAAAGATGGCATCATCAAGTTTTCTGCGTTTTGCAGACAACTCTCTGTTCATAGTCTGCATGATGCCGGACATATCGAACTGCAACTGCATTTCTCTGCTTCTCAAATCTCCAATGGTACTTCCGGTATTTGCAATCTTACCGTCTATCTCCGCAATCTTTCTTGTCAAATCAGCTCTTGCCAACTCCCGCTCCGCCACATCAATATCAACCTTTGCTTTCTCCAGACCGATAATCTGATTAGGAATCGCATCTAACTGTTCAACTGCTTTCCTCTTGGAAGCATTGTTCATGGCTTCAATCTCTTCAAATTTGTAGGATTCAAGCAATTTGGCAACATCCGCAGTTTCTTTATTCATCTGCGCAATCTCTAAATCTGTTTTTGCGCTTGACATAGCAAAAAGATTCTTTCGCATTTCATCCTGTTTTTTCTTCTGATTCAAGTCTTTGGTAAACACATTCGGATGCGAGCAAACAAGGAATTTATCAAACTCAAACCCTAATTCTTCCAGATATGCCTTAAAATCACGTTCTGTCTTAGGCACAGAATTGATCTCATATGTATTTGTGATAGTAACTTTCGAAACTCCATTTTTATCCGGTTTTCCAACTTTTCGCTTCTGCATCTTGGAAAGAGTAATCTCTTTTCCATCCACATCAACATCTGCAGTAACGGTTGGAATGCAATCTTCTACATTGTCCGGTCTAATGTTTGGATTGCTGGCAAGCTCATAGTTCTTATCAGACGTCAGCCAGTACCATGCCGCCCCGATTGTGGTCTTTCCTCTCCGGTTCATGCCGGAAACCCTTGTTGTCTTTCCGAATTCGTATGTCTTATCCTTTACACCTTTGAAATTTTCAATATGGAGCGATTTTAAAATCATTCGCATTTCTTTTCCATCCTTTCCTTATATCCTCTTTTCAGCTTGTTGAAATAATTTTCATTGTCATAATATCCACAAGCAAGCTCGATAGCTTCCATGCAGATAGTTTCGCACTTATGTCCGTACGCTTTAATGCTGCTGGCATGTTTTTTCGTAATGAATTCATACAGTGCGTTGATATGCAGCTTATACTCAATCAGCTCATCATACTCATCCCTTGGAACACAGACGTAATTTTTCTTTCCCATTAGATTTTCTCCTCGATCTTCGATACTGAAACTTCATACGCCGTTCTTTCCTCTTCGGCACCATCCAAGTAACGCTTGGTATATTTCCGGCTCTGGATTCTTCCAGTGATTTTCAAATGTGTTCCAACCGGAAGTCCGGATGCATACACTGCATTTCTTCCCCAGACAATGCACGGAATATAGTCCGATTTGCCATAGGAACGATTTACAGCAAACAAAATATCTGCGATCTCTCTACCAAGCGGTGTCTTACGATATACAGGATCCTTACATACAAATCCGTCAATCTCAATCTCGTTTTCTTCGTCGTAGTCATTCACAACTCTTTCAATCTCTCTGACAAAAACAGACAACACTAAACGGTTTTTGTTTTCCTCATGCTTGTTGAATGATCGGAACTGTCCAGAAACTCTAACCACGGTTCCTGTACATTTGTCTTCGAGGTTGAATAATCTCTCTGAAATGGTCAACGGAACTATATCTGCAACACCGCTGATTCTCTTTACTTCGAGAAACAGATTGAAAAACTGTTCTCCATATACTTCATGACTAAACTCCGGTTCGGAAACGACTGTTCCGGTCAACTTCATTTTATTATTTGTAATTTCATTCATATTTGCTTTTCCTTTCTTCTCGTGCTAAAATGGACGCAAATAGCTTATGCTATTGCATTTTATTGGAATCATTCAGCTTTGGTCGGTTCGGATGGTTCCAATTTTTTCATTTCAGAATCAAGAACATCTTGAAAATTTTCTCGATCCTCTTTTTTCTGTTTGCCTGCCAACAGTTCCACAAGCATTTTCTTTTCCCGTGTGGTGCATCTCGTACCGCTTATGTACATACTCACCATACGTTCTCTCTCATTCTGTGGCGCTTGATGCGCTTATCAAGTTCGGCTCTCTTCCGGTCAAGTTCTGACCAAAAATACATTGCCGCCGCGACTGCCGCTCCTGTAACAAACTTGATTGCCGCCACATTCCCGATCGCTCCGTCGCAATCCATGTAGCACGCGGCAACCAGGGAATACTCCAGTGCGATTGCACCGATGATAAATCTAATTGCTTTCTTCATAACTGCCCCTTTCTGTGCGCTATATATAATAGGTAGAAACTCATTCAAACTCATACGTTCCATCTACGATTTCTTTGTAATTGAAATCAATGAAATCTGTCAGCAAAGCAATAAACTCTGAATTTGTAGGCTTACCCTTTGCCGCGGAAACCGTATATCCGAAGATTTTATTGATTGCCACTGGATTGCCGTCCGTCCAAGTAACTTCAATCGCATGTCGAATAGCTCTTTCCACTCTTGATGGCGTGTCATTGTTTTCCTGTGAGATCTCAATATAAAGAGTTTTTACGATGTGATCGAGTTTGCTTCTATCGTCAAGCCCTTTTTCGATTGCGCTGATTATGTATCTATGACCTTTAAGGCTATGTTTCACGCCTATCTGATCTAAAGTTTTTCTGATTGCTACGCTCTTTTGTCTATCCATGAATACCTCCTGTTAATCTTTTCCAACTCCGTATCTGATCGCCATTTCTTTTACTATGGCTGTATATCCCTCGATCAGCTTTTTATCCTCTGCAATGATATCCACATAGGATAATTTATCTCTGGTCGATTTACAGATACCTTCATCAGCCATTCTCCTGCGCTTATTCGTAAGTCTCTGTTTCAGATTTACACCCATCCGCTTTGACAACAGTTCGTAGCTTTCGGATCTTACTTGACTGTATGCCTGCCCGCCACCAAGCTCCATGCTGATCTTCCGCAAGATGTTTCCGGTATCATCACGCCATGAAGTTGTATCGAGCGCAACCACTTCCCGGATGCTCTCAACTCTCTGCTCCACATGGTTTATCTTCTCTGCCTGCCGCTTTTGTTCTAATTGCTGTTCTGCTACAGAATTGAAAATCTTCTGGAACATCTGTAACTCCGGTGATAACTGATTGAGGTCGATTACCTTTTGTTTCACACGTTCTTCCAAGGTTGTGAAATAATCGCGCGCTTCTTCCGCTTTCTCTCCGTTCCCTTTCATGGAAAGTTTCTTAGCGAAATGGGCTGTAAGTTTGTAATCATCAGCATAATTTCCTCTGCTACTTTCATTCGCCATTGATGGCGAGTAAAAATAATCCTCATTTTCCGTAGCAAATTCATTGTCAACGATATTTGCTTTCACCCATCTGGAATAATGACTTTTATCCATTTCCAAGAACTCATACAGCTTCTTTGCGGTGGTCATTCCGTTTTCATCGACACCAAGTGCAATTTCGATTGGTGTCTGCATTTTGGTTGTCTCTAATTCGTTCATTCTTCTCCTTTCTAATCAATCAAATCTGATACTTTCATATTTAACGCAAGTGCGATAGCAGAAAGCTTTTCAAGTTTTGGCTGATATCCAGCCGCTCCATTTGTCTCATGGTGTTTTTTCCATTCGCTAAGTGTTGCAGTAAGAACCCCACTCATTTGCGCCACCTTATAATCAGTGAGCCCAAGTTCATCCCTGCGTTTCGCGTACTTCTCGTACATTTTCCCACCTCTTTTCTACTTAAATATATTGACAATAGCTTAGATTTCTGATATATTCATAGTGCTGCCTAAGTTAATACAGAAATCCAAGCGATCACCTTTTGATTAGCTTATGTTTCTAAGCTATATTTGTACTTTAGCATAGTTTTATAAGTGTGTCAATAGGTAATAGCTTATTTTTCTTATCTATTTTTTGAAAGAGGTATAATATGGGAGATTATTCTTATGAAAGATATGCTAAAATACGTGATTTTCGCGGATTAACAGACTATAAAGTAACAAAACTTGCAGGAATAAAAGGAACTGCAACAATTTCAAATTGGAAAAACGGGAAATACACTCCAAAAGATGATAAAATGCAAGATATTGCACGAGTATTAGGTGTGACGGTGGATTTCCTTTCTGGCAAAACAGACACCATAGAATGTAAAGAATGCGGAGAAACATATAACCCATTTGATGAGTTCGATTGCGCGTTACATGAACATGTACATGAAAATTATATGAACTGGATCGCCGTATATCCGTCATTGCCAAATAGGAATGAGGCATTAAGAATATCTGCTAGTGCAGAAAATGCTATGCAATTTCATCCAGAACAGACACTTGATGTGTTGCAAAATTATTTAAAAGCAGAATTTGCTACGTATTTGTATTCTTATACGGGGCGCGACGGAGAACTTGGATATGATGAATTTTGCAAAACTAAACTTTATGATTTGATTTCTGATGGAACTATATCGGCAGAATATATTGACGATGTGATTAAAATATATAATTTGGATCCTGAGTTTATTGACAAATCTTCCGCCTTAATTAACAGGACAAGAAAGAATGAACAGCTTATGCGCATAATTGCTTATGCCGAAAAATTGAGTAAAAAATCACTCGATCTGCTTGAAGCAGAAACGAAAATTATATCTGAGCACGATTCCAAGGAGTAGCTTAATTGCTGCTCCTTAATTTTTCCCCAATAAACTGGTAAAACCATTTAAGTTTGTAGTTTTCATCAACACTCTCAAACATTTTCCGAAGTTCTTCCCGGTATTCTTCATTTGACATCATGCATTTGCCATCTGCCCTTTTATCCACATTGCACCACTCCTTAGTAAAATCGAATTGTCTGGTTTCTACTGTTTAGCTTGACTGACCTTTACGAACAATTATAGAACATATGTTCGTTTATTGCAATATCTAATTTTCGCCAATTGGTTATAATATAACAATAAAGGAAAAAGTTTGTAAAATCAATACATCGTAAAGATATGTAAACATATGTGTACATTATTTGAAATCAGAATCATATAGATCGGATATTTTGATATGTAAAGCCTTGGCAATTCTTTCCAATTGCTCTATAGTAGGGTATCTATTGCCATTCTCATAATTGTTTAGTGCCGCATGGCTTATTCCTGTTCGTGCGGCTAACTGCCGCAACGACATATTCTTTTTTGCCCGTTCTTCCCATATCAGTAGTTTCATGCGAAGATTATACTTGAAATCGACATAAGGAAGAAATAGGGAACTACTGGAAATAAAAAGAACCGGGAGAATACCATTGCGATACTCTCCCGGTCTGTCTCTTACAGCTTGTCCCAAAATTCTTTCTTCCACTTCTTATCATCAACCCAGTATGCCGGGCAAGGCTTTCCGGTAACATCAAAATGTCGAATGACATGGGACTTGTCAATATTGTACTTCTTCATCAACTTCCGAGTAAGCACGAGTGCATTGTTGATTGTAGCCTGTGTAGGGTAAATCTTTCCATTTTTGACCGTATCGCACAGCTCAATGTTGATTGAGTTGGTATTGGTACAGATTTTGTAATACTTACCGCCGCCAGTCTTGGCACAGTTCGGGTACTTTTTACCGCCAACAGACCATGCGATATTGTGCAACGGCACTGACTTCGTATAGGAATCATCATCAACAAAATAATGAGCCGATGCCTTGACTACATTGTTGCGAAAGTAGTTTGCATTCGACTCATCATGATCCCCATCGTTTGCGGTAAAATGGATAACTATGTACTTGATAGAGGAAAGACTGCGCTTTCCCCCATAGTTCTTAGGATTCGCAAATAAAGTTTTTGCGATTGCCTTAATCACTTTCTTAACTGCCATATACTACTCCTCCTCCACTTCCGGAATGCCGGCTACGCATGTGAAAAAAATAATCACGGTAGCAAGTGCTGCTGAACTGAATGTAATCTGCCAATTAACCGAACCAAGTGTAGCTGCGGTTGTTGGAAGTAACGACACAACGGTTGCAGCAAATGTTCTCACGCATCTGATCGCGGTTTTCTTGAACCACTTTTGAGTATCAACGCTTGGCTTAAAAACACAATTCTTCATCATAATAAATACCTCATTCTTTCTTATTTTATATATTGAGCAATCATCATTATCAAACCGGTTGCAAATGCCCCGGATATTGTGCTGATGATCGCGGTTACTGCTGTTGACTTATACTTTTTCGCGTTTTCCGCGGGTGCACGTTCCATATCGTCAACACGTGCATCTATGTGGTCTACCTTTTCATCAAGTGAGCACACATTTTCATTCGTGTGTTTGATTTCTTCCACAAGTTGAACCATTGTTCCACTCATGGTATGGATTTCATCCGTGACCTTTTCCAGCTTATCCAATCTGTGAGTATTCGACTTTGATCGCGCTTCTGTCTCTGTGAGACGATGTTCAAACTCTCTTTCCGTTGCATCCATAACCTACCCTCTTTCTGCCGAGTGGCATGAAAAAAAGAGCGCGTGTTGCGCTCCGTCCATGCGTTACTCTGCCTTATTTTGTTTTTCTATTTCTGCCCGCACCTGTTCGCGCCAGCGTTCCGGTACATCATCAATCGCCATTTTCTTATCTACCAAGATTCTGCGCACATAAAACTTAACCATGTCTTACACCTCACTTTCTGCAGCAATGCTTGCCAGTTCTTGGATTGCTTCTGCGTTTGCTTCATGTCCGGCTTTAAGCTCATCAATTGCCTTTTCCATTTCCGTCTTTGTCCGCAACCGAAACCATGACCGCCGGAAGCGGGTAAAGCATATTGCCCGGCCGCCAGTTTACGCGGCCCATTAAAACAGCCCTGCAATCTGCGCCGCTGCCAGAACAATATTCGCCAGCGCGGTCACGAGGGTAATAATCATCAGAGGTCTGAGTCCTCTGCCCTGCTTCTGCAAAT